TCACTTCGATAGGCAGTTTTGCTTTCAGTAGCTGCCGCGGACTGACCTCAATCACTATTCCCGATAGCGTCACCTCAATAAGCGATAACACTTTCAGCTTCTGCAGAGGACTGACCTCCGTAACCATAACAAACAACGATAAAGTTACACTATTTATAAAACGTAACTATCAGATATTCAACAAAACGAATATTTGAAAAAACTTCAAAAAAAGTTTGATTTTTTTTGTTTAGTCACCCTATCAAGGGTAAATTATCAGTCAAATGACTCTACCAATCGCCGAATTTCAGCATATTTTTTCTCTATATCCATTGTCGAGCATACAGGTGTTTTGTTGTCCTTGTCAATTACTATATTGAAAACAATGCCGCTGTCAGCCTCGCACTTAAACATTATACGGCGGTCTGTTGTGTCGGGAATATTATTTTTCCACGCCGCCGCAATGCTCGCACAGCCATCAAGCAACTCAGTTATCCGAGCATCATAATCGGCTTTCGACAAAGAGCCAGTCAAATAGTCTGCCCGTGCTTCGTTTATCCTTGTTTCGCGGAAATCAAGATATATTATACTCGGCAAAGAATAGTCACATTCTGTAAGGTCAAGTTTATAACTGTCGAAACCGTAGTACTCTACAACTTTATTCCCCGCATATAGGTACAAGTCAGCATCGGGGACATTGGACTTGGTGTTGCATCCCGAAATCAACAGGGCAGCAAAAACGGCAAAAAAACCTCTTTTCATAATTCAAATTTTTGTGCAAAAGTACGTCTTTTTTTTCCATCAGCAAAAAAAAATTTGACTGCCTTCCTCACGCGTATGCGTGGGCGCGCGAGGGCGAGTATATAATCGCGCGTTTTTTATATTTCGTGCGTGCAGGTGGGCGCACGCCCGACAAAAAGCCGAAAATCAACGATTTAGTGAAAAAATTATTTGGTCATATCTGGAAATGTTCGTATCTTTGCAACCGTTAACAGCGGCGGGGTCGGGTTTGACCGTTTACTCCCGACCCCAACAAAGCCGCAAATAAAACGGTCGGAAAAACGGTAAAGATGAACAACGATTTTTGGAACAGAATACTGACTGCTGTTTGTTCCATTCAGTACAACGAAGGTACTTATTGGAACCACTGGCCGCACTACTCAATTGAATTGGAGCGGTACGCAGGCACTATTGAAAACAAAGTGGCCTATTTCGCCACAGGCAGAGGATATGACGAGAAGCCACAGGGCGGAATCATCAATTATCCGCTGTCTTCTCTGCGTTTCCTCACAAGCATAGAGACAATGGCACAGATGCTGTCGTATGGTCATACCATCAGCGGCGTACAGCGTACCGTAGACGACCCGAACAAGCCGCGGCAGTTCTACTACTTAATGCTTGACTTCGACGACGTGGCAATGCCAATTGACACGATGCTGCAAAGAGTGCGTTTCAAGCCCACTATCGTTTATAATACATTCAGCCACGGCACAAAGAAGGCCAAAGGGCTGAACCGATACAGATTCATATATGTGTTGTCGTTCCCGATGAGCAAAACGCCCGACGAATTCAAGGCGTTCTACCGGCAGTTCGCCACAGAATGCGGTGCTGTCGGTCAGTACGACACCAACTGCGAGGACATTGCAAGAGCCTGCAACGGCACAGACAAGCCCGCGAGGTGGTGCAACGCCACAGTGCATTTCGACGGTGAGCATTTCTTTCAATATGAAACGGACACTACGGCAGAATGGCATCAAATAGTGTTTGAGACCGACAGCAAGGGAAGGGTGAAAAAAGAGGAACACATCAACGCCCGATGGGTGTTGAAAGTCCCATACACGTCACAGAGGACGGCAGCCGTCAAGACACTGCGGAAATGGGGAGTGAGCGAGGACACTATCACCTTGTGGCTCGGCAGCAAAGAGAACGGATATTTGGGCGGTTTCAAGCCGTTCTTGTCGCACTATATGCCCAAGGGTGACATCCGCGACTTCTGCGGTTACACGCCCGATGCAGACGGCAAGCGCGATGTCCTCGATGGCTCGCCCGTCTTCACAATGGAAAGATGCAGGAAGCACACGCCGAAGAGCCATATATGGGAGGACGGAGAGCACCGATGGAAGCGTATATACACCGACGGAATGCTCCGCCGAATAATATATCAGCGAAACAATGGCACCGAATGCGCTGACGATATACTCTATTTGCTCGCAGACGATTGGTGCAAGTTCTTCTCACCCTATGAAGACCGCGACCGCACCAGCACAAAAATGAAATACGGCAAGTTTGAGTTTGTCGAGGTGCTCGATGGTGTAATGTCGGCAGACCTTGCAGACCTTGACGCAGATGAGAAAGTCAGCAGATATGTCATTACGGCAGCAGCCACAACGGAGCAAAAGCGCAGTATGGTCGGAAAGTACCGATGGCAGGATGAGGACAACAAGGTCGCCGACATCATCAAGAACTGCAAGACGATTGATGAAGCGCGAGGACTGCTGGAGACTTACACCGACCGTACTTTCAGCGACACAAGGTTGCGGAAACTGCTGTGGGGCGAGGTAGATACAGAGACGCGGACACAGCGCAACAGACGTATATTTCAGCAAGTTGTCGATAAAAAAAAGAAACGCGACTGGAATTATCAGCAGTGCGTCGCAGCCGGATTTGACGGAAGTCTTGATACGTTTGTAAGTTATTGGAAGAAAGTTAAATAGAAAGAAAAGTGGGTAAAAAAAAGAAAGAGCAACGGATATATAGCAGCCTACCTCGGCAGCATCAACCGTCACTCTCGCGCGAGAACCCCAAACCCCGAAGACGGCATACACCCTGCTATATATCCCTTGCACAATCACAAATCTACCCACTTTTCTCTGTAATTCGCTCAAAATCAAAAAAAAGAATAACTTAAATCATCAAGTCAAGCCGATTGCACAAGTGCATTGCGGCACGCTCGACAGAGCGTAACAAATAGCCAACATTATTGAACTCAGCGTTGAGTTCTTTTTTTTGTCCCATTCTCGCCGTTTCTTTCCGTCTGTGGTCAGTTGCTCCACCTCGACCGAGAAAGCCGCTCAAATGGCAGACAAACGGCATTGTCGCAGATGTGCCGAGAATGATGCAGACCTCCCCGCCCTCTCCTTTTTAGACAAGGGGGCAGCGTATATCCCACTCGACCTCGCCTGTGCGAAATATTTGGCTTCAGCCTGCACCCAACCCCACAACCTCACGCCGTATTGCCGTCGACTTTTCAGCAAAAAAACAAAAAAAAGCGGTGCAAATGCCGTTTTTTGCACCATATTTTCGCGCCATTCTAATGTTAAAATGCAGAAAATCAATGCGAACTTTATTTTTCGTAAAATACCAAAATAAAAAATCAAGATGTTTACTATAAACAAGTTATTAAAGTAAAGGTTTAAGTGAAATCATTTTAACATTTCATTTTCAGTAAAATAATTTTTTGTTGAATCAATAAAAAGTCGTATATTTGCATCAAAATTAAACAAAGAAAGGAGAACACAATGAGCAACAGGAATCACAACCGGAAACGCCGCCCGACGGCAGAGGAAATCGAGGCAATAATGGCCTTCTATGGTATCAACGAGGATAAGCCCCGCTCGATGTACAGCGAGACTTTCCCGCGCTCGGCACGCAAGCCGAAAATCACTATTACACAAACGACAATCGAGTTTTGTTAATATCCCGTTGGGCGGTGTGGCTTAGCGGCCTATCCGCCCCCCAAAAAAAAGAATATGCCGACAATCAAGCGCATAGAACGGAAGCCGGACAACCGCAGAAAGACGGGTCGCAACAAGGTCTATTTCGACCTGCTGAACTCTCGCCGTTGGCGCAACCTACGGGCAGCGTACCTCGCCGAGCACCCACTTTGCGAGGATTGCGAGGCAGCAGGACGAACAACCCCCTCCGAGGAGTGCCACCACCTCACCGAGATAATGAGCGGCGAGACCTATGAGCAAATGGCAACGTTGGCCTATGACCCTGCCAACCTCCGTGCCCTCTGTGCCGATTGCCACCACGCCCGCCACGGCAAAATCAACAGAAAGGAGCAACTATGAAACAACTGATTGAAATATACAAAGATACAATTATCGCATTGCAGCAAATACGCATTATGCAGTTGCAGAGTGAAATACGCAACAAAGAAATAATCAGTAAGTTAGAAAGAATGTGCTAGACAAAATACTCCTTTCTCGGACGGTGTGGGCGAAAGCCCTATCCGCCCACTAATTAAAAGAAAATGAAACAGATAGAGAAATACGGCAATTACTCCGCAGACACGCAGGCGCGAATGGCAGAGATAGAGGCGAGCATAATTGAACGCTATGGCAATGTTCCGCCAAAGTTCAACGCCGCCCTCTTTCTGTTGGCCGACAACCTCGACCTACTCGCAGAGTGCCGCAAGTCGCTCGCTGAGGATGGCTTGTTCGTCGAAGGGCACCGGAACCCCCTTGTGGTGTCTGTGGGCAACCTCACTGCCTCCATCCAAGCATCCCTCAAGTCGCTCGGCTGTACACCTTACGCAGAGGGTCTGTTGAAGACGGACGAGGGCGACGACGCAAATGACTTTGTAGACAACTTAACGAAATAGAAATCAACGCTCACACCATAGTTTTTTGGTTTTAGTTTGTTTTTTTGACCCGCAATGAAATCTGAAGTACGTTACAACAAGACCCCTTACACCGCTTACGCAATTTCAGTCGTGAGCGGTGGGGTCGTTGCGGGTCTCTACGTCAAACAAGCCTGCGAGCGTTACTTGCAGATGCTCGACCGTGAGGACATCGAGTTCCGCGCCGAAGAAGTGGATAAGGTTGTCAATTTCATCTGCAAACTCCGCCACTACAAGGGTGCCTCCGCTCGGAAGCACTTCACCCTTTCTGACTTTCAGTTCTTCTGCGTCTGTGCCATCTACGGCTTATTCAAGGACGGAAAACGTCTTATCCGCAACGTCTACCTCGAAATGGCTCGAAAAAACGGCAAAAGTGCCTTCTGCGCCGCTCTTTGCCTATATGAGTTGTATGCAAGCGGCGAGCCTTCGCCCGAAGTGTACCTCCTCGCCAACTCAGCAAAGCAGTCGGGCATTCTTTACGATATGTGCCGCGAGTACGCGATGAGCATTGACCCGCGCGAGAAATACAGCAAGTACTATCGCGACAAAATAAAGTTCAAACCAAACAAGGGTGTACTCCAAGCGTTCGCCGCAGATGCAAGCAAGTTGGATGGTTTCAATCCTTCTTTGTTCTGCGTCGATGAATACCACGCTGCCACCACGTCGGCTTGTTATGATGTAATGAAGAGTGGTCAAGGTCAGCGAGAGAGCCCACTTTCCATTGTCATCACAACTGCGGGTTTCAACCAAACGTCGCCCTGCTATGAGATGAGAAAGACTTGTGTTGATATTCTCGCAGGTGTGAAGCAAGACGACACCACCTTTGCGCTCATTTTCTCGCTCGATGAGGGCGACGATTGGGCAGACCCTGCCAACTTCAAGAAGACAAACCCGAACCTCGGCATCACGGTCAAAGAAGACTACCTTCTGGAACAGATTGCCGCCGCAAAGAACAACACCTCGCTTGAGGCATCTGTCCGAACCAAGAACTTCAACCAATGGCTGACATCGGCATCTGTGTGGCTACCGACTGACCTGTTGAACAAGCACACTGAGACCGTGAAGTTGTCCGATTATCGCGGCAATTGTGCCTATATGGGCGTTGACTTGTCCGCCGTGAGCGACTTGACCGCCCTTGCACTCTGCATCCCCACGGGTGACAAGTTCGTCTTCAAGGTGTGGTATTTCCTGCCCGCCGCCACCTTGGAGGAAAGCCCCAACCGCGAACTGTACCGCAAATGGCACCGTAACGGCTACCTCATTGTCACGCCTGGCAACGTCACCGACTATGATGCTGTGACACGGCAGATAGTCGCACTCGACAAAGAGGGCATCACCGTTTTGCAGATTGCTTACGACGCTTGGAACTCTACACAATGGGCTATTGACGCAACCGCCCTCGGACTGCCCCTGCAACCCTACTCGCAGGCCATCGGCAACTTCAACAAGCCGACCAAGGAATTTGAGAGACTTCTCCGCTCCGGCAAAGCCATCATCGACAACAACCCTATTACACGTTGGTGTTTCAGCAACATCGCGCTGAAAGCCGACCACAACGACAATGTAAAGCCCATTAAAGGAAGCGGAAAAGAAGGAAAAATAGACGGTGCCATTGCTATGATTGAGGCACTTGGGGCATACCTGCAAGGAGACCATAACGACTATACAATTGCATAGATATGAATATATTAGGATATAATATTACACGCGAGAAACGAGCCACAGAACAGGCACCGACAACCACGGTCACGACCGTTGGCAATATCCCGTTTGCCTCGCTCTTTTCCGACCGCTCTGCAATGTCGATTTCAACCGTCTACCGCTGTGTGGAGTTGATTTCCGATGCTGTGGCAATGCTCCCAATGGAAATAAAGGACAGCGACAACAAGGTTATCGTCGCCCATCCGCTTGCAGACGCTTTCGCCCATCCCGACAACTTGCTGACACGCCCCTTGCTCATTAAGATGCTTGTGCAGTCGGTAATGATGAAGGGCAACGGTTTCGCATACATACACCGTAACGGCGACGGCACCCCGAAACGCATTCAGTTCGTGCCCGCCGACAAGGTGCAAATCGTCTATGATGAGGCGAAGCAGAAACTTTACTATACCTGCCCGACCATCAGCACCAAGCATATAGAACCAATAAATATGCTGCATTTGCGCAAATACTCGCAGGACGGCATCAACGGCCTTTCGGTTATTGGTGCCGCCAACAAGTCAATCGAGTTGGCAAAGAACACCGAGACGGCAGCAAGCAAACTTTACGAGAAGGGCTGCAAGGTTGACGGCATCATCAAGGGCGGTATGACCGCCGACCAACGAAAGGACGCGAAAGAAGCCTTCCTCGGCTCGATTGAGAGCGGCATTGCCGTATTGCCCCCGCAAATGGACTATCAAAGCATCAGTCTGTCGGCACAGGACGCGCAAATCATCGAGAGCAGGCAATTCAACTCCAAGGACATTGCCCGCTTCTTCGGTGTGTCGCCCTCTATGCTCGGCGACCTTTCGGGCGGTTACTACGGCAGCATCGAAGCCGAGCAATCGGCGTTCATTCTCCACACCCTCAACCCCTACCTTGTGTTGATGGAAAACGAGTTCACCGCGAAACTGCTGACTGGTAAGAACAAGGGGCAGCGGGTGGACTTTGACGAGACCTATTTGCTCCGCGCCGACAAGAACGCCACCGCGAACTATTATTCCCGATTGGTTGCAAGTGGCATCATCAGCCGCAACGAAGCCCGCCGTGAACTCGGCTATGGTGAGGTTGAAGGCGGTGACACCCTGCAAGTGGCATTCACCGACATCAAACAGAACACCATCGGCAATGCCGACAACGACAACAAGGACAACAACGATAAATAACGATAGATATGAACAAAAACGAACCCAACAACATTGAACGCCGCAGCGTTGAACTGCGAGCCGACAGGGAGAGCCGGATGATTGAAGGCTATGCCGTTGTATGGGAGAGTGTCGGCCACCCCTACCGCAATGACCCCGACTTCGAGGAAATCATTGCCCGTGGTGCCATCACCGACGAGACCATTTCCAACTCCACGGTGCTGGCATTGCTCAACCACGACAGCGGCAAGGTGCTTGCCCGCTCGAAGAAGGGCAAAGGCAGTCTCACTCTCACCATCGACGACAAGGGCGTTAAATATGCCTTCTCCGCCCCAAAAACAGCCCTCGGCGACGAACTCCTTGAGTACATTGAGCGGGGCGACATCACAAGCAGTTCTTTCGGCTTCATTATGGACTGGAACGACCCCGAAGCCTGCAAGGTGGAACAGTGGAGCGGCGGAAAGTACCGCCAAACCATCTACAAGGTCAAAGACCTCTTTGACGTTTCGCCCGTCTTCGAGAGTGCCTATGAAGACACCACTTGTGGAGCCAAACGAAGCCAAGAAATCCGCTCTGCCTGCGAAAGCCTCACCGAGTATTTCAACGGCTTGAAATCCGAACTTGAAACCCTCTAATACGACCCGTTATGAATAGTGTAGAAATTCTTGAACGCAAAGCCGCCCTCAAAGAGGAAGCGCAGGGCATCATTGCCACCGCACAGAAGGAAATCCGCAAACTCAGCGACGGCGAGAGCGAGCGTTTCAACGCCATCAAAACTGAAATCGAGACCTTGAACGAGCAACTGCGCTCGCTCGATGTGGCTCTGCCAAACGACAACAAAAATATCAATATTCACCAAAAATCAAACAAGATGGAAAAACGTTTTTCCCTTCTCTCGGCCATCAAGAATGTCGCCGAGAACCGCGCACAGGACGAAGTGACCCGTGCCGTCATCGACAGCGGTGCCCGTGAGAGCCGCGCCGCGAGTATCAATTACGTGGGACAGATTCAGATTCCCACCTCCGAGGAGTTCCGCACCGTCACCGTGGCCACCGAGGGCAACGATGTTGTTGCTACCGACGTTATGGACGTGCTGACCCCGCTTCGCGCCAAAAACGTGCTGTTGCAGTCGGGCGTCAAGTTCCTCAGCGGCCTGAAAGGCGATGTGCAGTACCCCGCAATGGACGCTTTCAGCGCAACGTGGGAGGGCGAGACTGCCACCACCGCCGCCACTACCCCGACCTTCTCCAGCGTCAAGTTGCAGCCCAAGCGACTGAGCGTTGTGGTGCCCATCAGCAAACAGTTCCTCATTCAGGACAGTGCAAGTGCTGAGGCCGCCCTCCGTTCCGAGGTTGTCAACGCTATCAACGGCAAGTTGGAGGCCACCATCCTCGGCACCGCCAACGCCACCGCCACCCAGCCCCTCGGCCTGTTCTACTCCGCTTCCGCCCTCGGCACTGTCACCGACTTCTCCGACATCACCGAAATGGAAGGCGACCTCGAAGCCGCCAATATGGGCGAGTTCCGCTACATTGTCAGCCCCAAGGCCAAAGCCGCCCTCCGCTCGATGGTGAAAGCAAGCGGCATCGGTATGGTTTGGGAGAACAACGCCATCGACGGCGTGAATGCCCTCACCACTTCGCACATTGCCAACAACGGCATCATCGTCGGCGACTTCTCGCAGATGGTACTTGCTCAGTTCGGTGCCACCGACATCACCGTTGACAACGTGACCCTCGCCGCCGACGGTTGCATCCGCCTTGTGGTCAACAGTTATTGGGACTTCAAGCCCCTGCGCTCCGGCTGCTACGTTGTCCGCAACGTCAGTGTCGAATAACAAACCCCCTTTATGTGGAGAGGTGCAACAACCTCTCCACTAATCCTTTAAATCCGTCTAAAAATGGCATCATACGTAACACTTAACAAAGTTAAAAAGCACCTCAATATCGAAAATGAAGTGTACAATGATGATATGTATCTTGAACACTTGATTGAGGTTGCAGAGGCTACCGTGGAGCGGCATATCTGCCAACCCCTCGAAGGATTGGAAGACAGCAACGGCGACCTTCCCAAGCCGCTTGAGCACGCCATCCTTCTCTATATCGGCGACCTCTACGCCAACCGTGAGAGTGTCGCTTTCGGTGGAAGCCCTCAAAAGGTGCCGTTCACGTATGAGTATCTTGTATCACTCTACCAAAACTACAAAGCGGAATGAGAGCAGGGCTATTGACAGAGAAAGTGTTGGTATTGCATCCGACCATCACCACAAACAAAGTCGGTGAGCAGATAACGGAATATGAGTATGGGAATATGACTGCCATCCGCGCCCGCGACGTGAGTTTCCGGCAGCAACGGCAACTCGACAGCGGCGAGGTGTGGATGCAGGGGCAGCGAGTTATCGAGGTGAGAATGTACCACAATATCTGCGACAACGACCTTATCGAATGGAGAGACAAGCGATTCCGCATTCTCGCAATAGAGACCGACCGCCAACAGATGTGCAAACGCATCACCCTTGAAGAAGTCAACCAATGAGCAAGTCCACGACCATAGAAACCAATGCCGACAAGGTGTTTGAATCATTCCTTGAGTTGTCAACCAAGGAAATGAGAAAGGCACTCCGGCAGGGTGTGCAGAACGCAGCCAACAAACTGCGGGGCGAAACAAAGAAAGTCTTCCGCTCGGCACTCCCTGCGGCACGTCGTCGCAACGACAAGTACAACGACACCCTGCTTGACGCAGTGAAGCGTTCCAAGGTGGAGGAGACCAAAGGCGGCGAGATTTCGGCAAAGGTTCACATTATGGGCACGCGCAACACTGGCAGCGGCACATTCCGCGCCCGCTTCTTCGAGAAAGGCACCAAGCAGAGACGGACACGCAAAGGGTATAACCGAGGCAACATTGCCCCTCTCGGCTACTTTGCGACCGCCAACGCCACATTCCAAGGCGACTATGACAAGATACTCAACAACGAAATATCCAAGGCAATAGAACGTATCAACAGAGCAAAGAAATGATAAAGATTGCAGACATCACAGCGGACATTTGCGACACACTCAAACAGATTGAGGCGGTCGGCGGCAGGGTGTTTCCCATTGTCGCCAACGAGGGCACAACGTACCCCTTCATCGTCTTCGAGCGGTCGGGTGTTGGTGTGACCGCCACAAAAGACGGCTTCGCGGACATTCAAGCCACTTTCAATGCAAGGATAGTGAGTGCAACCTATTTCGAGGGCTTGCAGATACTCGACACCGCAATCGAGCGACTTGAAAGGATGCAGTCGGAGCACGGCATCATCTACCACGTCACCCTGCAAGGGGCGAGCGAGGAGAGCACCGACGACGGATTTGTACAAACAATCACTTTTTCTGTATAACAAATTAAAAATCAAGTAATATGCCACAGGTAACACCAAAAGAAATTGTATCGGGCGACGCTCTTATGGTCTTTATGGCTGGCAAAAGCATTGCTTATGCCACGTCGCACACCTTGACACTGACCGCCGAGACTGCCTCGGTCAACTCCAAAGACCACGGCATCTGGAGCGGCAACGAGGTGAACAAGCGCAGTTGGGAGATTTCCTCGGAAAACCTCTATACCGACGAGGAGTTTGAGGGCATCTTTGACAGTTGGGCGGCAGGCACCGAAGTAACCCTTGTGTGGTGCAAGAAGAAGGAAGCGGACACGGTTGTTGTCGCCAACGGCGATGCAGCCAATTACACCCCCGACAACGCCACGGCAGGGAAGAAATACTACACGGGCAAAGCCTACATCACCAACATCACGGCCAACAGCAACAGCGGCGAGAAGGCCACCTTCTCCGTCACCTTCACGGGCAACGGCAAGTTTGAGAAAACGACCGCCGCCTAACAATCAACAAACGATAGGGGTGTACGCTTGAAAACTACACCCCTTTCACTAAAAACCAAAGAGCAATGAAAGTAAACATCAACAACACCGAAATCGAACTCAAACAGAGTTTCCGCGCCCATATCATCTATGAGCAAATCAAGGGCGAGACGTTCCAGCCCAAAGGACTGACCGAGATAATCACCTTCCTCTATTGTGTCATTATGGCAAGTGACCCGACCCTTGAATTGGAGTTCGACGCTTTTGTCAATTGGCTCGATGAGAACCCCGCCACGGTGAGCGACTTTTCCGATTGGATGGTTGCAAACAACCGCAGACAGCAGGGAATGACCGCCAAAGAGGAAAAGAACGAGACCAAGCCCACCAAGCCGACGGCAAAAAAAAAGAAGTGACCGACCTTCTCAATGCCCTTGTCTTCGGCTACCGACTTGTGAGTTATGAGTATTTCCTTGACAATCTGCAAGAATACGAAATCCCCTTGTTGGTGCAAGGCATACCGCAAGCAGACCGCCCGCAATGGGAGCAATGCAGACTTCGGACTTTCGCCACGGCTTCGATGTTCAGCAAAAAGAACCTCAAACTAACAGACATAATGCAATTCGCTTGGGATGAGGTGAAAGACGTGAAAGCACCATCAAAGGCAAAGCGCGACGAACTGAAAGCGATAGCAAAACAATTTGAAAACAGAGTATAATGGCAACCGACTATAAAACCAGACTAATTGCTGACACCTCACAACACGACAACGCGCTGAAAAGGTCGGCATCACAAGTCTACCAATACAAGAAGCAGACCGACCAAGCGAAAGCCACTCTCGGCAACCTTGCAAAGAAGTTCGGCCCTCTCGCCGCACAGATAGGCATTGCAGGCGGCGCGATGGCAGCATTGCAGAAAACCATTGTCAGCACCGAAGCAGGGAGTGACGCGATGGCACGGACGATGGAGACGGCGAAAACCTCCGTCAATCACTTCTTCAAGGCCATTTCTACAGGCTCATTCAGTTCTTTTGTTGACGGCTTGGGCGACATCGTGAAGACCGCCAAAGAAGCATACAACGCGCTTGACGACCTCGGCACGATGAAGATGTGGAAGGAAATGAGACAAAACCAACTTCGGGCAATGATTGCCGAAGACCGCGTTATTGTCAACAACCCGAACAGCAGCGCAGAGGACGTGAAAGCCGCTCAACAGCGAATCGACCTCAATATGGCAAAGATTCAAGCGTTGACAGGCGACTTGATTGAACAAGCCGAGAAAGCCTCCAACGCTGTGTTGCAGAAACTCGCAGGCAGCACTCTGTCGCCCAATGCCCTTATCAACTATATGCAGATGAGGGAGAACGGCACACTTGAGCAATATATGAGGGACTACAAGGCGCGGATGAGCACCGACCGCGAGTATTATAAGAGTATAGGCGGCGGAAATACCGGCTACACTCAGCAGGTCAAAGCGGTGGAGACTATCTGGAACAACGGATATGCCAAAGCCAACTACGAAGCAATGCAGCGACTTTACAACGCCACCGACGAGGAAGTCAACGAGTGGGTCAAACTGCAAAACGACATAGCCCTGTCGCGTCAGCAGGTAGCCAACGAACAGACCAAGGCAAACAAACTTATAAACAAAGGCGACGGCGGAAGCGGTAAGGGTGGAAAATACGAAGCAGGCAGCATTGCCGACATCGAGGCACAAATAAAGGCTCTGCAAGACCGACTGAAAAACGAGGTCTTAAAGGGCAATGAAGTCGCGGCGATCCAAATGCAAATTGACGCATTGGAGAGCAAAAAAGAAATGCTTGAAAGCCTCGGCAAACCTCTCCAACACCTCGAAAATGCCATTGTCGAAATGCCCACGTTGGACGCTTCCATCATAGACGGCGACGGCATTGCAGCAGAGTTGCAGAAAGCAATAGACGCGATACACGAAACGGGCTTGACTATCGAAGACCTCACGAACCTCGAAGCCGTGGGCGATTCCTTCGGATATATCGGCGAAATGTTTTCTTCGCTGTCCGAGGTGGTGGGCGACGAAAGCGGCAAGTTGTTCGCAGCCGTCGGCGATTCCATCGGTGCCATCGGTCAAGCCATTGCAAAGATTTCGGCGTTGATGATGAGCGAGGGAGCGGCAAGCGTTATGGACTTGCCCTATCCCGCCAACCTCGCCGCCCTTGCAAGCGTCATTGCAGCGGTCACGGGCGTAATCGGCAGCATCCAGAGTGTCGCAAGCCAAAGTTTTGCGGAGGGCGGAATTTTCCAAGGCCGCAGCACCATCGGCGACTACAACCTTGCAAGGGTCAACGCAGGGGAAATGATACTCAACGGCACACAACAGAGCCGTCTGTTTAGGATGCTCAACAACCCCACCATCACTACAACAATCAGTGACGGCGGCAATGTCACGTTCACCATTCACGGCTCCGACCTGCAAGCCACACTCAATAACTACAACCGCAAAAGAGGGAGGGCGATATAATGGCACGTTATTATGGCGATTTCCGCAGTCTCGACACAAGCGTTGACCCCAAGGGGCAGAAATACCGAGTGTTGATTTTCACGGGCTACAACGGTGCAAGCCCCTATGAGTACCGATATGTGTTGTTCCCGACAGATACGGAAGCGGGCGTACAAGTTCCCGTTGTCGGCACGTCGCTGACAATGACCGACCGCCCCTTTGTCGTCACCTATGAGGGCGACGCGGAAAACATATTCAAGCCCTACCGATGCAGCACCGCAGAAGCGAGTTTTATGCAGTCCAATGTCAACCTCGATTTCGTCAATAGCAACGGGACGGCGACATTGGTTGTGTTGCTCAAGTGGAAGAACGAGGTTTCCGAGGTCAGCGGCAGAATGTACAACAGCATCACGGGCGAGACGTTGAACAAGCGCAGGATTTCACGCGTCAGCAGTCTCGGCGAGGAAGTCTTCTTCAATGACTATGAGCCTTACAAATACGACAAATTCTGCTACAATGTGGAGTGGATAGGCTTCTCAACGCCCGAAACATACTCTATGGGCTTCGACCACGTAAGAGACGTTTTCACGCTCAACGCCCAAGACGCTTTCAGCGTTCTGCAATATAGGAAATACAAGTGGCTCGGAACCGAGGGAGAAAACCTTGTCGCCCCGATGCTCGACATTATATTGCAGACGGTCGGCACCCTCGGAACCTACTCAAAGGTGTATGTCACGAATACGGTGAAGTTCCCCACCTTGTCGGGCGAGAATGCCACAACGGCATTGTCAACGGCAGGGGTGCAACAGCAGAACCACTTCGACGAAGACGGCAAGCCCACAGACCAACGCACCGCCCTCGAAGCCATCCTCACCTACTGCGGACTGACCGCTGTCCCCTACAAAGACAACCTCATTATCACCACACCGAATGCCATTGCAGAAGGTTGGGGCACCTACAACGTTTTCGCCCTGCCATCTGGTCAGTATTTTATGACATTCGGCGGAGGCACCTACACCCAACAGCCGGATGAGCAAATCAGCGACACCCACGCGGTCACGGCAGAGAGTTTCGCGGAAGGCGGCACACAGATTTCGACCGCAAACGTGGTCAACTCGGCAACCGTCGAAGATGATATATACTATATCGACGACATCCTTCCGAACTTCTCCGACAGCGACAACTTCAAGAACAAAGTCACGCGCAACAGCAACTTGACCTATGGCGGCACCCGCTACTATTGGAAGCGCAACACCTACGAATCTGACATTGACACAATCGTAACGCACCAATACGAAGACGATACATATTCTTTCACCGCGTCGCTCATTGACGAAACCACGCAGACGTACAACATCGTCTACACCATCACCCTCAGCGAGACCGAGACGGCAACGCCCGACTACGGGGCTGCAATGGTGAATCACCCGACCTGCCTTGTAATGGATAACTACGGCGTTGACACCGAGACCCCCGACAAGAAGCAAAGAGTTGTCTATTTCCACGCCCGCCCCTGGCTCTACGGTGCCCTGCCTTCATACTACAATGGGCAGTATATGGCAAACCCGCAGTGTCAACAGAACTTCCGCACCCTGCTTGACACACAGAGCAAGAAACAAAAGATGCTGACCGTCACCTCAAAGGGCTTTTGGAAAAACGAAGGTCTTTATATGGTGCTGTCGGGCGATTGGAAGTTCTTCTACAACAGATATAATAATACAAGCCCTTGGCCGCACCAATTCGACAGCGGACTCAACCCCGATGTGGCAACGAACACAACGCGGAACTACGTCTACGCCAAAGTGAAATACGGGCATTATTGGCTCGCCAACGGCTCGACACAGACCGCCTACACTTGGAGCACCACGGAGCAATTTGTCAAACTCTATTTCGACGTTTCCGACGGCGGCAAATGCTTCGACAATCAGTTCCCCTTCAAAGCCACCGAAAACGGACATCAGGGAATAATTGTGTTGCTGCCCGACCTTGACTATATTGGCAATATCACGATTGACATTTTCCGTCCCCTCGGTGTGGCAACCAACACGGCATCCTGCGCCATCCTCTCGAACCTTGACTTGCAGTTGAAAACGACCCGTGAGTTGTTTGATGATGAGTACAGCGACGGACGCGACAACAGAGAGTATAAGACCGAAATCGACAGCGAGGCGGTCACGGAACTCGGAGAAATGAAAAACACTCTCAGCAGCGACAGCGACACCCCCGCCAACTATTCGCAAGTGCTGAAAGTGCTGTCGGCTTCAAGTCTCGGCACAATGGGGAAAGTCTACAACGTCGCCACAGGACGCTACGCCCTGCCCGAAAACCACGCCACCGCCAACCTCGCTTGTCAGTACTCGACACCCACCATCGCGCTCAAAATGACACTCCACACACCGATAACGCCCTACACTCTATTGACGTGGGCGCAACTGCCAAACAGGAATTTTGTTGTCAGCGGCGAAGAGATAGATTTTGAGAACGAGACGGCGACGGTTGACATCTGCGAGGTGAAGACGGCATCCGACACGGGAACGCACACCCGCAGAAACAGCACTCGGAACTTCCGCAGAAACGGCGACCTCATAGGACACGACCGACCCACGCGGATAGAACGCGAGACACTTGAACCGCTCATTCCGGCAACGCTAACAAGAACCATCAGCGGCCACACCATCACGACGGACAACGAACTTGAGGGACTTGTCACCGTGGAACCGCAGTTCGGAGAAAACAGATTGCTTGTGTCCGTCCCCGACGGGGTGACAATGACGCCGAGCGTTGACGCAAACGGACACTTGATTTTTAACTTTGAATAATAACTTAATATACAGAGAAATATGAATTACGACTTGGGCAAATTCCAAATGAGACTTCGGGGCAGTTACTCGACATCGGCCACTTACGATTTCCTCGATGTGGTGTATTACAACGGCGGTTCCTATTGCAGCAAGGCTGACGGGACAAAGGGCAAGGTGCCGACGAACACGACCTATTGGCAGCAGATAGCGGCGGCAGGTCAATCGACATTGACACCCGCACAGAAGGCGGAAATCGTCGCCGCCTTGATTGAGCAACAGGGCATTGTCATCGACCCCGACTATAACCAATTCACAGCGGAGGAGAAACAAAAACTCGCAGGGCTTGCAGACCCGAACAACGGCACCCTTACAATCACCTATGAGGGACGAACAATTGCCACGTTCAAGGCTAATCAGTCCACAAACACAACGCTTGAATTGCCATCGACCAAAAAGGAGTTGTTCACCGCGAAGGACGGCAAAGACGAAAGTGTGCTGTCGGGCGATTGCATCATTCGGAAGTTGCGCCCCAACGCCGTTTATGTCTGCGAGGACTGCACGTCGCTGACCATATCGGACTACGTTCTGCCCGATGCTGACGAAAGCCTTGTGTACCCCGAAACAGAAGTGTATGTCCGCCCCAAGAAGGATTTCACGCCCGCAATGCCCGACGGCTCATATTTCAACGGCGAGCCAAATATCACGGCAGAATACCCGTTGTGGAAACTGACTTGTCAAGCAAACATTTGGAAAGTCGAATCTTACAAGCCGTTAAAGTAAGGAGGAAACAATGAAAAAGATTAACAACTACCTCAAGGAAATCGGCCTCGGCTTTTGGTGGAAAGCCTCATTGGTGGCAAGTATCGCGCTCATTGTTGCGGGCTTCTGCGTACCGCCTACGGGCGTTATTGACGGCTCTGTGCTCATTGCAGTTGGCTTGTTGATGTTCTTTGTAAACATTCCCATCTTTTTTGCACACGCAAGCAGCAACAGGGTCGAAGCATCGCTCGACCTCGACGACAAGCAAATCAACATCAGTTCAACGCCAAAAAACAACAAGAAATGAGCAAACAAGCACAGCAGATTATCGGCTACAAGGACGGCGAGGCGGTTGTTTTTGAGCACCGCTCTGTCGCAGCCTCTCGGATAGGTTGTTCCGTTAGCACAATCCATAAAATGCTCGTTCAAGACATCGAATATAACGGCTGGACACTCGATTATAAATTCACAGACAAAGAGATAGATATGATTAAAGAATCCGACACCAAGCCCTTCAAATTCACGCTCCGCAGAAACGGCGGAATGCTGCAACTCACCTTGCATTTTGGCATCGAACTTGCAGAGCCGGAGCACCGCGACGACCTGCCCGACGATGCACCCGAATTTATGAGGCGTTACAAGTTCCATCAAGTGACACTCCCTATCGGAATAATGGACTACGGCAGCATCGTTTCGGCGGTCTTCAATGAGGTGTACACAAACAATCAGTTTCAAGCGATTATGGCAAACCACGCCCTCGACCCCGAAGACGAGGAACACGAAACGGAGTTCCGACAGATGCAGGAGTTTCGCAAATATGCAAAGCAGTACGCAAAAGACGTACTCGCAGAAATAGAGGCAATTGACAACATTGACGAATACATCAAACAACAGCAAATATGACCGACAATTTATTTCAGCGGGGCGAGGACATTCAGTTCTTT